TTTATTTTTCATATTTATTTTTATATTTAATATAATAATCTGATATTAGTTGATGTCCCAGCCCGGTTATCTCTGATATCTCTTTTCTAGTAAACCCCATACTTATTAACTTGGGTATATAGGACCTTTGAATCTCTGTACCTTTGATACATTTACCTTTTAATTTGTTTACCATCCTCCCATCCCTAGAAGCTTGAGACATATTATCTTCTTGTGTACCCCAATAAAGGTTCTTAACTGAATTATTAGTAGGTACATTATCTTTATGGCAAACATAGGGTAAATTTTCTGGATTAGGTATATAAACTAAAGCCACTAATCGGTGTAATAACCATTTGGTAGTACCCATACCTGGTTGAGATAATCCTACTATATACCTCCCATTCTTATTTAGATGAGGCTGTTTTAAGTGGTATCTTTTGTTTAATATACCCTTACCATTTACATCCCATCTGGAGTATATTCTACCTCTTTTGGATATATGATAACCTGGGTAACCTGGTATATTATCATGAAATATTTTATTCTGATACTTACCTTCTCCATGAGTATAGATTGGAGAAGTCCAAGACAGACTACCTATCTTATTCTTGGACCTTGTAAATTGTGTTTTCTTGCTCATCGTCCAAAATCTAATTCATAAAGTGAAACTTCTTGAATCTTTTCCTCTCCAAGATATACATCTAAATAATTCTCTGGTGGGCTATAAGCATCTAGATACCTAACCCTAGATTCCATTCTCAAATTTTTCTTAAGGTACTCTTTAATTACTTTCTCTATACCTTCTACCTCTTTCTTATTCATCGTCTTCCTCCTCCTCTTCTGAATCTGAATAGTTTTCATATTCTACACCATCGACTGGGAATAGATTTGTTTCTATTTTCTCCAGTTGCTTTTTAGTAGTACCTATGGTATTTACTCCGGCTTTCCGTAAAAGTTTTCTACGAAGTTCATCGTCTTCTTCCAAAAGCTTTTGGAATTTCTCTTCCCCTCTTGCAAGAGTTTTACCTTTCAATTTATACCCACCAGTAGTTTTTTCGATTACATCGGTATCTACCAATACATCCTCTAAAGCATAGCATCTGTCAAACCCGACTTCGTGGAATTTAGGATTGAAATATACAGGGCATTTGCTGATTGTAGGTCGAGGAGGAGCAACTTTATTTTTAATAAGTCTGATAGTGACAAGTTTCCCAGCTTTCCTTTCTTTCCCATTTTGTTTAATGGTAACAGACCTTCCTGAATAGAAAGCAGCTCTGATTGAAGCGTAGAACTTAAGTGCTGCACCTCCTGTAGTTGTTGTGTTATCTTTTCCAAACCCGACATTCAAAGCAGTTCTTAATTGGTTAATATAAATCTGAGATACTCCCAGTTTGTAGAATAATTCACTTCTGATACGGAAGTATTTATAAAGAGCCTTTGCTCTACCTCCCATCTCTGCCTTACCATCAACCATCTTAGCATCTATATTATCAGTACAGTCAGTAGCTGCAATGGAATCGATTACTAAGAGTATCGGTTCATTGTGAGTTAATTGAGAACGTAAATAAATTGCTAAGTCTGCTACTACGTCTGCAATATATTCAATACGGGTATCATTAACAATAGTTACTCTTGCAGGGTCTACTCCATTGATTTCAGCCCATGAATTCATCCAGGATTGTTCAGCATCTACCCATATCACATGACCTCCAAGTTGTTGAGTAGCATAAGCAAAGTTATAAGCCACTAAAGATTTACCAGAGGATTCCTCTCCAGCAATCTCAACGATTTTACCATAAGGAATACCCTTACCGAATAAGTAGTTCAGAGCAAAGAAAGTAGATGGTATATATAAATCGGTATCAGTAACTTCTGAAGCTAATTTAATCATACTCCCATATTTCTTTGCCATCTCATTTGCTGTTGGTACTTTTAAACCAACCTTAGATTTCTTTGCCATAATGTAATGTCTTTAAACTAAAGAAGGTGATAACAGAACGAATCTAATTACCACCTTCGAATGAAACCATATTACTAACCCTTAAATATCCGATTTGTATTTTCTTTTCTTTTTCTTAGGTTCATCATCTTCCATGTAATGGTCTTTGTGAACTCCCTTTTTCTTTTTCTTCTTTGACTTATCGTCATCATCGTCATCCCCATGGTCTTCATTTATATACTGTGAAAGTAAATCTTCCAACTCATCATAGGATTTGATTTGAGAACGAACTATTCCCTCAAGGTCAATTGTACCTTGATATTTCTTGTCCAACTTAGTTGGTTTGCAAGCACGAGCAGAATAAGTGGTGTCTAGTTTACCAGACCCTGAACGAATTACCTTGATATCATATCCAGTTTTTGGATCTGTCATATCACCTGCCTCATCTTCATCAAGGTAAAGGTCAATGATATCCTGGTATACTGAGCGAGGAACTAAAACTCCCTTATCTTTGCCTTCGTAATCTACCTTACTACCCTTTTCATCTGAGTAAATGATACCACCGATGACATATCTTCTTTTTGGCACCAAATTCTTGGCAAGTTCCTTGTCATCTTCATCCTTAGAGTTTTTCAATTCTTGATATTTCTCCATGAATGGGCAAGGTTCATCAAAAGTAGCCGGAGATATAACTCCTCCCAAATTGCCACCCAGGTAGAATTGAATAATTTCGATACCCAATTCTTGGTCATCACCGGGAGATTTAATTCTCATTCTCAGTGTTCCTTCTTTTGGATATACTAACCCACTACCATTTCCCTTGGATTCTAGCTGTTTCTTTCTAGCTAGCATCTTTTCTTTTGTAGAAAGTCCCTCTGATGAAACTTTCTTTTTCTTCTTGTCTTTTATCATAATGATTAGTTTTAATTATTCGGTTCTGAGTAAACTACTTCGTTCATACTCAATACGGTAAGAACGTTTTTCTCTAAAAGTTGTTTGAGAGCAGGAGATAGTTTGTCCGTTTCGAATTCAAGTTCTTTACCTGCATACAAACCATAGGTAACTATTCTACCTACAGCAACCAATTCTCGGTAGGTTTTGTATTCTTCGGTAATTTCCCCACTCTTTACTACAACCCCTTTACGAGGAACTCCCTCTTTTACTTGTTCAGGGATAATCAAACCGGATTTAGTTTGATTTACCTCCTTGGGAGATAAAATAAGTACCCGGTTTTCTGTTGGGCATCCGGGTAATTCTTGATTAAATTTCTCAGCTACAAGAGGTGAGATAAATGTCATTGAATAATTCATATTCTAATACTGTTTTTAAAAGTTAGTAATTGTTTATAGTTCAATGGGTTAACCTTTTCTTAGGTTCGCATTAATAGTTCTTAATATATTTTCGCGTGACTCATAGCACTTACATATAGTTATGAACTTATTTGCTTTTTCTACAGCTTTCAAATACCTCTCATTGATAGAAGAGTATTTCTTGTTAAGGTTTGCCTTATGAGATACGTATTCATTATTCCATCTTTCATTAGCATCCTTATAATATAACCAAGCATTCGAATAAGCTTCTTCTTTTTCCCTTGCTAGAGCATCTCGTTCTTTTATATACTTATCTCTCAAAGAAGCAAGTACATAATAACTAGAAGGAGATTCTCGTAGCTGAGAGTTAATGATATTCTCATTGATAGATAATTCTTTTTGAATATCAATCTCAATAAGTTTACCTTCAAATTTAACCTTTAGTTTTTTCAGTTCCGTCTTCATAAACTTCTAATAGGTTTTTAAAGTCTTCTTTACTAAATTCCCCTTTGCTTATTGCTTTAGTTACTTGAGCAAAAGCCATTTGATAGGAGAGTTTCATACCAGGCAAATTAAGAAGAGATTTATAGATGCTTACCTTATCTACCAAAGCCATTAATCTTAAGTCGCATAAGTTATCAGTACCACCTCTATCTAATAATACTAAGAAAGCTGCCCAATAAATATGAGTAGCATCTTCATAAGCAAGTTTCCCATCCTCATCAGTGGCCATTACTTTAAAAGCCATATCCTCTAATGTAGTAAGGTTAGTCTGTAATTGATGTAATTGGGTCTTTACTCTATTGAATAACATCTTTTCTTGTCCACTTACCTTTAAATTCGTAGCATCCAGGTATTTAAACAGATTCTCAATAGAATAACCCAAACATCCTGCAATCATATAGGTAAGGGCAGTTAATTTACTCGCATTTTGATATTCCTCATTTGTTGCCATGGTTTCATAAATTTATTTTATTTATGTGGACATAGTATCCTCTTTCTTCACTTCTGTAGGTGATTTTGGATTTTCTTTATGATTTATCTTAAATTTACAGCTTGGGCATTCTACTACTCGTATAATCTCATAATCCGTAGGAGATTCTAAAATTTCACTACGTATTTCACAAGCATCGTATTCAAATTCACAATCACATACTGGGCATTTAGCTCGCCATATCGTGGGTCCGTTCAAAATCTTTTTCATAACGTTTTCTTTTCTTAATATATTTATATACTAACATGGGTGATATCCCATACTTCCTAGCAAGTTTTGCTTTTATCATACCAGTATCATACTCATAAAGTAATTGAAGTATATCGGGTCTACTTAACTTTGTATCTGAAAATTTAAACCTACCATCTCTAATACATTGTTGAGTATTTTCCTTAGCAGTACCCCAATATAAGTTCTTATAATGATTATGAGTTCTTATATTATCCTTATGACATACATACTTATGATTATTTGAGTTTGGTACATATACTAATGCTACTAATTGATGAATGTTATAAGTGTACCTATATCCATTCGTATCCCTAATAGAAACTATAACATATCCGTTATTTTTAATTCGATTAAGGGATAATTTTACCCAACCTTTACCCTTATAATTAGAATATACCTTACCATTCTTGGTAACATGGTAATTAGGGCAACCAATGCAATCTAAGTTTCCCTTTAAAATCTTCCTCATACTGCTTTATCTCTTTACTAAACAATTTAGGATAATCCTTAATGATTACATTCTTATACTTCTTATGTTCTTCCATATACTCCTCTACTGAGAAATCTGGTTGAAGCATCTTTCTATAATCATACCCAGGAATAAAAGGTAATTCTTCTGCCATTGACCTACCAATAGAGAAGTCCATTGACATATCTACATCATCCACTTGAAAACCAAAATATTTCTTAGTACTAGGGTTTCTCAATATATCCCATATTTTAAAAACAGTCCAAGTATTAATATATTCAGGCTTTGAGTAAAAATAGGCTGCATCATGAACAGTTGCTACTTCAAGCATACGAGGTAATTTACCTTGTCGCATTAACCAATAAACAAGGATAGCTCCAAAATTAGTCATATTTGCTGCGGCACCTTGACATGGGAAATTAAGTCCCAAACGGATGGCATAAGCAACTTCCTGTTTATCATTTGAGTATATTTGTGGTAATCTTCTCTTAGTACCAAATAACTGAGTATAATACCCATGCTTACGAAGGAATTTCTCTTGCTTCTCTTTAAACTTAAGTATCTTGGGATGTTGACCAAAGAATACTTCCATTTCCTTTGCTGCTTCTTCTGGTGTAACTATAATACCAGCTTTTGGGTCGGATAGTTTAACTGCTAGCAATTTATTACCAATTCCATAAATAAGTCCAAAAGCAATCTGTTTAGCTTGCTTTCTCCTTACCTTCCATAATTTATAATCCGGATGTGTTTCATCCTCATAAGCTTTACTGGCTTCTTCAATGGATACCCCATACTTTGCTGCTGCTATACCAAGATGAGGGTCTACTCCTTTAGCAAATGCTTCCAGATAGGTTTCGTCTCCAGATAGATGAGCCATCATTCTTAACTCTGCTTGAGAATAGTCGAATGCCATATATAAATAACCCGGAGGAGCAACTAATTGTTTCTTAATATTTGGGTCTACAGATGTCTTTGGTATTTGCTGCATATTTGGGTCAGCAGAACTGAATCGATTAGAATCTGTTCCATGTATATTATACCTACCATGTAATCGAGAATCATCTTGGACTTTTTCATGCCAACCCTCAATATAAGTAGTATACATTTTCTGCAAACCTCTTAATTCAAGTAGCTTATCAAGGAATATTGCTTTTGGAGATTCTGGGTCTTTTATTGTTAACCTTAATTCAACCAAAGTATCTTCATCGGTACTTGGCTTACCAGATTCATTATTTTTAATTACTGGGAATTTAAAACCAGAATCTGAATACATGAGTTGGGGTAAATCAACCGGACTACTAAGATTAAGAGGTCTTATAAGTTCCTGTTCTTTCTTGGTAGTAAATATACCTGCACGAATGTTTGATATCTTTTGTTCCCTTGAATCAATCTTACGTTTATCTTTTGGGTCATTGTAATCTAACTCTTCAAGTTCAGCCTCAATAGATTCGATATACTTTTCTATTTTAACTTGATTATATTTCTTGGTAAACTTCTTTACCCTTGGTAAATCATAGATTGCTTGTCTAGCAGCATCTATCTTTGGTTTATATTCCTCAAGCAATTTCTGATTAAATTCCGTATCAAGGTATAATCCCTCTTTCTCTACCGAAGTTAATACCCGGGAATTACACATAAATAAATTACGAAATACCGAATACATCTTCAAGTCAATTAACTTCTTCTCAAAGAATATCATTAATCGTAATGTGAAGTCTGTATCTTGACAACCATATTTACATAATGGGTCTAATTCTTTTTTATCCCAAGGTATCTTATCAAACTTATCTTGCTTTTCATAATCACCATATTCTGGTAAATATCTTCTAACCATATCCTTTAACCCATGAGGTTTTTCCTCATTGAGAACATATTTTGCAAGCATACCATCTAAGCATGTACCTCTATAATAGATATGATACTTTTGATTAATCTGGTCATCAAATTTCCAGTTCCATGCAACCTTGGTTATTTCGTAATCCTCAATTACTTCTTCCCCAAATTTCTTTAGCATCTTCTTCCAATTCCACCCTGGAGATGTATAATCTTTTGTTTCAAAGTGGTCTAATGGAATAGAAGCACCAAATCCGGGCATCCAAGATACTGAGAGTATAGTAGGTTTGAAACTCTTATTGTAAATGGGTTCTGCATTGGTTTCGTAGTCACAGCAAGCATAACCAGTTGATTTACAACAGGCGATGAGTTTCTTTAACTCCCTTTTGTTTCTTATTATGTGATATCTTGTTTCCATATATTTATAAATAGAAAGAGGGACATACCCACTTGTAGTAGATACATCCCTCTAATTGTTAGAATTTCTCTTGTAAGTCTTCCAGATTGGTATTTAGGTATTTCCAATCTTTTTTATATGAATGAAGAGAATCAATTGTGTGATACAGATAACCGGGTTTTATTCCTACCTCTTGAGATACATATTCCATGAGTCTCCATGCAAGGTATACATCATTACCAAAGTGAGTAACAAAATCTGAACTTCTTTGGTGATAGCAAATATGTAATACTTTCTCTCCTTTACCATTCTGACGGATAAGAAAATCATAATACATTGAGCATGGTATACGTCTACTACCGTCAAGAAAACATAAATCTGAACCATGGAATATGGGAAGTACTGCTTTACGAGTATCATTATCCCTTTTAAGAAGGTTGATTACCTCTTCTAAAGCTAACTTACCAGTATCACTTAAATCGTTCCAAATCCTTTCCGGATAACTATAATCAAACTTTTTCCCATTTTGACCTTCTACCAAGAATTGTTCCCATAGGTCTTTTCTTAATTCCCAAGCTCTACCAGGATTACATCCATACCAACTGACTCTTTCTCTGAACTCTTCATCTGCCCATTCTTTTGAATGAGAGAATACAAATAACCATACTGGGTCTCCGAGTGAAGTTAAGCAATATTGTTGGCAAATCAGTTCCTTTGTTTCAAACTCTTCTTTACCTTCAATTACTTTATTCTGATAGGTCTTTGGTTTTACAGTTTGACCATAACTGTTGAGTTCTCTGCCAAGTTCTGACATTAACTCAAAAGAATTACTGTAGATTCTCATTCTTCTGTTTCTTTAAAAGTTTCTTCTTATATGCTTTACGTTGAGAATAGGATATCACATTTTCTGGATATTCTATATCTTCATATTCTAATAGCAAGTCCTTTGCTAACAAAGCTTGGTATTCATATAAGTCCGGACGAAGTACTTTAAAACTCCTAAAGAATACCTTAAATGAAGACCATTCCTTTTCTGTACCATTTTGGATTTTCTTATAAACTTCTTTAACCCTTTTAGTCCAAGGATTACCTATACCCTTGATTACTTTCTTTAGAGGTTTATAAGCTGAGTACATTAAGAGTGTCTCTACATTCCCATACATTTGAGTCGCAAATAGGTTGATTTGTACTGACTGGTCCGGCCCATACACATATTCTGCCATCCGTTGAATTAATAGGAAGTCGAATATTAACCTCTTTGTAATCTCTGATGCTCTGATTACCATTGTAATAACTGGGATGTCCTCCTGAAATCTCTTGGAAAAAGTTGCAGCAATTAAACATTGTTTACCGTTATCATGATGATTATTAAACATATATGTAACATTGTAATTCTGATTATACTTGTTCTTCAGGATTCTTAATTTGCTACGTAAGAGGTCTAACTTATTAAAATCAATATAATTATTCAATAAGCTCGTCCACTTAGTTTCTTTGTAATTAAAACACCTGCCATAATCAAAATCTGGGTCTACCCATGCTTTACGTATTTTTATAAACACATTGTATGCTACTGCAACTCCACTGTTTGCAGTAGCACCCTTATCAAAAAGAACTGGGTCTAACCTTAAGAAAGCCTCGTTCAAT